GAGAGCGCCAGGCGTGGCTGGCCACGCGCGGCAACTGATGGGCCTGACCGGCACGATCCCCTGCGAGCGGCGCTGCGAGATCCCAGACGGCGTCACGCTGCACCCCGTCCCCACGCCGCGACACGCCTGGGGCGACGTGTTGGTCTGCCCCAACGAGGGGTGTGAGAGGGCGTTCCTCGTCACCCCTGCGGGCGACCGCGATACCGGCCAAGGCCCATCACCTTCAGCACCTCCACGGCCTCCGTCTGGCCTGCCCCCAGCCGCTTGAGCGCGTCGAAGCGCTGCCATAGCTCATCCGCGTGCGTGGCCTCGCCGCACGGGTCGCCGGTGCGGTCGCACTCCTGAGCGAACGCCGTGAGCGCATCCTGGATGACCTGCGCGTCGTGGTCGTTGACGAACAGCATCATGGGCTGGCGGGTGATGGCGGACATGGCGGGTCTCCTTCGGTCGGGTTCGAGGAGGTAGTCGCGCGCCGTCGCGGCTTCCTGACAACCCATCCGTCAGATCCGCCGACTTTCTTACAACGGGGCGGCGATACGATCCGGCCGTGGCGGACGACGAGCACTCGATAGAGGACAAGACCGAGCGCGAGGAGCGCAAGCACGGACGCAAACCGGGCATGACCGAGGCAGAGCGCGAGGAGCGCAACATGGAGCTTGTCCGCGACCGGCTACGCGGCCAGTCGTGGCCGTTCCTGGCCGAGAAGTACGGCATCCGAGCCCAGCAGTGCAAGGAGGTCTACAACCGCTGGCGAGCCGAGAACCAGTCCACCTACCAGGGCCGCGATCCCATCGCCATCGTCCACTCGATGCTCGACCGGCTGGAGGCCTGGGTCGAGCAGCTAGCCGAGGTCGCAGACACCACCTCGACCGACGCCGTGCAGATCGCCGCGATCAACGCCCAGATGAGCGCGCTGACCCGGACGGCCGAACTCATGCAGGCCACCGGCATCCTCCCCCACGACCTGGGCACCCTCCGGCTCGAACTCGACGTGCAGAGCCTCGCCGTCAAGCTCGTGTCCGTCCTGACCGAGCAGGGAGCCTCGCCGGAGATGAAGCGCGCGATCCTCGACACCCTGAGACCCGATGCGTTGCAGCAGCCCACGCTGTCCAACGGATCGAGTTGACGGCAGCCGCTTCTGCGCCCGGCACCGCGACGAGTTCGCGGCGATGGCGGCTGAGATCGACAAGGGCAAGACCGCGCGCTTGCGCTCGCCCGGCGGCACGCGACAGCCGCGCCCGAAGCGCTGCGACGTGCCGGGCTGCCCCGAGCCACGCGTCCCGCGCGAGTCCTACTGCGCCGGGCACCTCCAGGAACTGACCCGTGGCGCTCAAGCTCGATCCGCGTGAGGCCTACGGCCTGAGCCTCACGGACGCGTTCCTGGACGCGCTCCAGTCCGATGTCGAGACCGCTGAGCAGCGGCGCACGAGCTTCCTCGACTGGGCGATGAAGGTCCCCGAGAGCCGAGGCCCGCTCAACTTCGACCGCTGGCCGTTCCAACGCGAACTGTACGAACAAGCGTTCGATGATCGCGAGGTCGTGGTGATGAAGGCCACGCAGCTTGGGATCTCCGCCTGGCTCGTGCGCTGGGCGCTGTGCTGGGCCGACATGCACGGCGCGAAGGTGCTCTACGTCTTCCCCCGCGAGCGCCAGCTACTCGACTTCTCCGACTCCCGCGTCCGGCCGCTGATCCTCGGCCAGTACCTCCGCACGCGCGTGCCGCCGCTCTCGGTGATGAACAAGGCGCTGAAGCAGGTCGGCCTGGGGATCGTCTACTTCCGAGGCTCCGAGGCCGAGGCCGGGCTGGAGTCCATCGACGCTGACGCGCTCTGCCTCGATGAGAACGACCTGCTGGTCCAGGCCCACATCCCCATCGCGGAGCGCCGCGTCGGCGGGCAGGACTCGCTGGGGCTGATCCGCCGGATCGGCTTCCCGACCATCTCGGACCACGGCATCCACAAGGAGTACAAGCGCTCAGACCAGCGCGAGTGGCACGTCAAGTGCGAGCGCTGCGGCGAGTGGCAGGCGATCACCTGGGCCGACAACATCGACCTGGAGCGCGGCATCCGCGTCTGCCGAGCCTGCCGCAAGGGGCCGCTCAACGTGACCGTTGGCGAATGGGTCGCGACTCACCCCGACCGGCGCGTGCGCGGCTACCACGTCACCAAGCTCATCCTCCCGAGCGAACGGATCGTGGGCGAGTTGATCCAGGCCAGCGAGGAGCAGATCGCCTACAAGCGGCAGATCTTCTTCAACCGCGACCTGGGCGTGCCGTACGAGGCCGAGGGCGCACGACTCACGCCCGCGATGATCGCCGCAGCCCAGCGCGACTACCTGCACCTCACCGGCTACGACGGCGACAACCCGGTGATGATGGGCGTCGATGTCGCGAGCACCCGAGCCCTGAACGCCTGGGTCACAGAGCAGGTCTCCGACAGCCAAGGCCGGACGCTGTACCTGGGGCTCGTGGACTCCTTCGATGAACTCGCGAAGCTGATGACCCGCTACCGGGTGGTCATGGCTGCCATCGACCATCTCCCCGAGGGCCGTCTCGCGCGCGCGTTCGCGGAGCACTTCCGAGGCCGCGTCTACATCGTCAACTACGCCACCGAGACACAGAAGGACGTGCTCGCCGTGGACGACCAGCAGAGCCGCGCAAGCGTCCGGCGCACCGAGGCCATCGACGCAGCCCAGGAGCGCATACGCGGCCAGCGCGAGTACCTCCCCCAGGATCTCCCCGAGCACTTCGTGGAGCAGATGTGCTCCAACGTCCGCTCCGTCGAGCAGAACGAAGTCGGGAGGGTCACGGTCCAGTACCGCGCCGACGGCCCCGACGACTGGATGCAGGCGCTCACCTACGCGCTCGTGGCCGCTGACTGCTACTGGATCCGCCAGCAGGTCGGCCAGGAGGAGATCACCTCGATTGACGAGATGACCGAGCTTGGCTTCCAGCGCTCGACGCTGGGCGACCCGGACACGCCCGGCGAGTACAGCCCAGGCCGCGACGACGGCAGCTACATGATCACCGAAGGCGACGACGGCTTCGGGAGCAACGGCTACGACTACGGGTACGAGTAGCTAAGCGCACGACGTGTGCTATCCTTCGTCGGGCAACCGACCGAGGAGCACACCATGATCCAGCCGTTCGCCGGGACCGCTACGCGGCGGCGCGAACATCGCCAGGCGCTACGCAACGCGCTCGGCGTCTCGCGCGATCCGGCACCCACCCTCAAGCAGCTTGCGCGCGCCGTGGGACTGCTGAACAACATCGTCCAGCTTTCGACTGCCGGGGACTACACGCTCCGCGTCCAGCGCCGCGACGGCTCGCTGGTAGACGCCGTGTGGACCGAGTGGAAAGAGGGCTAGCTCACATCTTGTGGTGCTCACAGAGTGTGCTACTCTGTGAGCCACCTCCCCCGACCGAGGAGACTTCCCAATGAGTAAGCGCAATCCCGAAGGCTGGGACACTGCCCTGGACGCGCAGACCGATCTGCTCGCGTCCTTCGGCACCCTGGAGGGACGCCAGTACCTGAACGGGTTCGTGGCGTCTCTCGGCCGCGCCGGTGTGTTCGACGCGACCACCGGCGACATCGTCATGGGCGACCCCGAGTACGCATCCCGGCTCGTTCACGCGTCCACCAACTCGCTCAGCGACTGCGACCCGATGTACGTCAGCGCCGACCTGACCGAACTGGTGGACTACGCCGCCGATCACTCGACGTTCAAGCCGGAGCCGCTGATCGTGACCGACCTGATCACGCCGTCCGGCTTCGCGTTCTTCTCCAAGCCGCTGTACGTCACCGACACGCGCGGCCTCCAGATGCCGTTCCGGGCGATCCAGTGGAACCCCACCGTGGACCGCACCGCGCCCGGCCCCGGCATCGACATCGCCAAGGACGGCCAGATCTACAGCGGCGTGATCGTGACGCTCTACGCGCACTACCTGGACGGCGACCCGATGGACGACCAGAACGGCACCGACTACAGCAGCCGCAAGATCGGCGGCTCGGCCCTGACCATGGAGTACGTCACCACGATGCGTTTCGCCCAGGAGTCCGAGGTGTACGAGAAGGACGCGTCGATCCGCGACATGCTCGCGCACATCAAGGTGTTCTTCCGGCTCTGCCAGCAGACCATCGCGATGCCCCGCCGCGAGCGGGTCGCCCGGCCGACCTGGAAGCGCGCTCGCGCGACCTGGAAGGACATCAAGGAGGTGGTCGTCTTCACGCTCCGGCGCGCCAAGAACCCCCAGTACGAGGGCGAGGAGCGCGAGGTGGAGTGGTCGCACCGCTGGATGGTCCAGGGCCACTGGCGCAACCAGTGGTACCCGTCGGAGAAGGTCCACCGGCAGATCTGGATCGCGCCCCATATAAAAGGCCCGGAAGACAAGCCGATCATTTGGAAGCGCCGAGCGTTCGAGTTGATCCGATGACCGGCAGCTACGTCCAGCGCTTCCCCGGCCCACTGCCCGCGAAGTCCTGCATCCGCTGCCTGCGCGGCGGCGTGGACACGTTCTTCGTCTCCTACGGCGACGGCGAGTGGGTCTCCGGTGTGCTCATGGCCATCGTCGGCCTGGACGCCGATCACGCGATGGCGACAGTCGAGGCCATGCGCGACGAGCACGGCACTGCGTGGGACGAGCGCTACCCGTCGTTCGTCCGGCTGTGCGCCCACTGTGCCACCAAGGCCAAGGTTGCGCCGACGCTCTACACGTCGGACGAGATCACCCGGCACACGACCGAGGCGATCCCCTTCGAGGGCTACAACCAGACCGACGAAGTCATGGCCGACTACGAGCGGTGGCGGAACGAACCCTAGCGCACGACGTGTGCTACAATCAGAGCACAAGCTAATCCCCCCGACCGAGGAGCTACAGATGGCACGAGTGACGTATGTGAAGGCAGCCAAGGGCCGCAAGGACGGCCGTCCGCGCCGGTGCTCCGGCTGCGGCAAGGAGATCAACGCGGGCGACCCGTACAAGTGGTTCGCCAACCGGATCGGCCGGTACAGCAGCCGCAAGGACTTCTGCGCCGACTGCCGCATCCGGCCGTCGATGATGACGACCAGCCCGCACCTGTCCGCGCTGTACGCCGCGCAGGAGACCGCCGAGGACGCCCTGGGCGCAGGCGGCGACGACCTGACCCTGGCGGACATCGCCCAGATCGTCCGCGACTACGGCGAGGCCGTCCGCGAGGTCGGCACCGGCTACGAGGAGTCCGCCGACAACATCGAGGACGGCTTCGGCCATGAGACCTACCAGTCCGAGGAGATCCGCGAGAAGGCCAGCGCCTGCGAGGACGCGGCCGACCAGGCCGACAGCGCCGCCGACGACATCGAGGGCATGGACGACCCGGACGACGACGAGTCCGAGTTCCGCGACGACTACGAGGGCGAGTGGGACGACGAGGCCGACAAGGCCGAGGACGAGGACGAGTGGACGCAGCACGTCGAGGACAAGCGGCAGGAGCGCCGCGAGGCCGCGATGGACGCGGCCAACGACGCGATCAGCGAGGGACCGGCGTTCTGATGGCGGACAGCAAGCTGGCGGAGTGGGCCACGGAGGTGCTCGCTCCGCTCGACGCGTGGGCCTACCAGTGCCACGCAGCTTCACTGAAGCTGGTGTGGGAGGGCGAGCCGCTTGGCGCGCGCCGGGTCGCGCGCGGCGGCTGCAAGGGCGTCGGCGGGCAGCACTCCTGGGTGGTCCTGGGTGACGACTGCTACGACGACCGCGCCGTGATCATCGACCCGACCCTCTGGAGCTACGACGAGAGCGTGCAGGGCGTCTGGGTCGGCACCTACCGCGACGGCCTGCACGTCCCCCACGGCAAGGGCTACATCTGGGACTGGGGTCGCCCCAACCCGGCCACCGGATCCGTGATCGAGCTAACTCCGAGTAAGCCGTTCTCGCAGGCCGCGCGCGGGTTCCTCGACCTGCTCGGCCCGCTGGACCACGAGGGCTGGCGGCTGCTTGCGCACGCGCCCGTCGAGGGGTGGCCTGCCGGGGAGATCCTGGCTGCCATCGAGAACACGCCCGGCCTGGCCGGACGCGTCCCCATCGACATCCTGGGCATGACCACCGACCTGAACCCGAAGGGCTTGTACCTGCCGACCGAAGCGGAGGCCGCATGACCGAGCCCGTCACGATCACCATCGGCCACTCCGGCTACTCAGACGTGGTCCTGGCCGAACTCGACGGCGCAGCCACGCAGCTTGGCTGCCCACGCGAGGAGGCAGCCGTCCTGCTGATCGGCGCGGGCCTTCAGGGCCTCCAGATGAACGGGACGATCAAGCGGGTCACACCGCATGGCCGGGGCCTCGATCCCACGCCGCTCAGTGATGACGAGATCCAGTCCGGCGTGCAGGCTGGCCGTATGGCTCGCCTGGCGCTCGCGATCACCTGGCTCAAGCAGCACCACGACCCCGAGGACGAGTGCGGCTGGATCGCCAAGGGCGTCCGCAACATCCTCGAAGGCCGGGACGCGTACGACGATGAGTGACGTGCGACGACAGGCCCAAGACGAGCGGATCGACCGGCTGCACGCCAAGGCCGACGAGGCCGACGCTATGACCCAGGAGTGGCTCGCGCTGCTCGCTATCGCGACCGAGTACATGGTCGCCGCCGAGTCGCTGATCGACGGCCTCCAGGGCAAGCTCGGCGTGGACACCCGCGCCGCTGACGCCCGCGAGCAGGCGGCGGCTGAGATCAAGCGTCGGGTGACCGCGTACGTAGCCGCGCGAGAAGCGTTCGGACGCTACGGCCGAGAGAGGCAGGCGCTGCTTGGTGGGTCTTGACGGCCTGCCGGTAGGCGTTCGGGATCAGCCGGTTGCCGTGGACGCCGATGCCGCCCTTCCCGCGCCAGGAGAGATCCTCGTAGCGCGCGTCGTCCCGGCGGCAGGAGACCGTGAGCCGCTGGTCGGCAGCCCGGATCACCGTGAGGTGAGCCAGCGGTGTCCCGGCCTCGATCACGTGCCTGCCGTCGCCCTGGAGCCGGTACCGGCAGACCGGGTTGACCTGATGCAGGATGTCGCCGTGGTACGCGCCCGGCACCGCGATCAGCGGGGCGTCCACCGCGTACGGGACGGGGTCGAAGCGCAGCAGGTAGCCGGGCGGCGTATCGACCACCCACGCGCCGTCGAGCTTGATCGTGATGTGCGCTTCGTCGTGGTACATCGGCATCCCCGGCCGCATCGCCAGCGTGTGTCCGGCGAGCGGCGTCCCGCCCGGCGGAGTGAAGATGTCGGTCACCTGCCCGTCGTGCTCCTCGATAGCGATGTCCATCCACAGCGGCAGCACCCAGCCCATCGTGAGCGTCTCCAGCAGGCCGGGGCACCGGCGCGCTGTGCTGGTCGGGGTACCCGGCGCAGCGGGCTCGGTCATCTCCGGCGGCATGTTCCGCCACCAGTCCGGGATCACCTTCCGCGCGGGGACAACCGGGTACGTCTCGGCCAGCCCCGGCGTGCTGGTGTAGAAGCGGATCTCGGCTGTGTCAGGTAGGCGCATGTCGGGAGCCTATCCGCCGCCACGCGCTAGCGCACGTCATGTGCTATCCTTGTGGAAGCAATCCCCCTGACCGAGGAGACACCATGGCAAAGCTCAGCTACGAGACGAAGCGCTTCAGCGCCGAGTCGTTACAGACCATCGCCCAGGCCAACCGCATCCTGGAGGAGTACGAGGCGGCAGGCTACGACCTGACGCTGCGGCAGCTTTACTACCAGTTCGTCGCCCGCGACCTGATCCCGAACACGGAGCGCAGCTACAAGCGGCTCGGCTCCATCGTCAACGACGCCCGGATGGCCGGGCGCATCGACTGGGACCTGCTCGTGGACCGCACCCGCAACGTCCGCGCGATCCGGCACTGGGACGACCCGGCCGACCTGATCCGCAACACCGTCAACAGCTACTGGCGCGACCGGTGGGCGGCGCAGAACGACTACGTGGAGGTGTGGATCGAGAAGGACGCGCTGGTCGGCGTGATCAGCGGCATCTCGAACGAGCTTGACGTGCCCTACTTCTCATGCCGTGGCTACACCAGCCAGAGCGAGATGTGGAGCGCAGCCCAGCGCCTGCTCCAACGGGTCATCGAGGGCAAGCACGTGACGATCATCCACCTGGGCGACCACGACCCGTCCGGGATCGACATGACCCGCGACATTGACGACCGGCTGGCCACGTTCATCGGCCACGACTACTTCCGGCACATGGCCCAGAACGACCCGACGTGGGGCGACCGGGACAAGGACGACCGGTACGAGCAGGCTCAGGTCTGGTTCCGGGAGGCGGTCAACCGACTGACCGTCAACCGCATCGCGCTGACCATGGAGCAGATCAACCAGTACCAGCCGCCGCCGAACCCGGCGAAGATGAGCGACAGCCGCGCGCACGGGTATGTCGAGGAGTACGGCTACGAGTCCTGGGAGCTTGACGCGCTGCCGCCGCAGGTGCTGACTGACCTGGTCCGCGAGGCCGTTGAGGCCCTGATCGAGCAGGACGCCTGGGACGACGAGATCGAGCGCGAGGAGGAGGGCCAGCGGCTGCTCCGCCAGGCGTCGGACAAGTGGGACGAGATTGTCGAGAGCCTCAATGGCGACGAGCCGGACGAGGATGAATAAGCACACAACAGGAGACACCATGAGCAAACTGGATGAACTGATCGCAGAGGAGGACCGGCTCCGCACGGAGTGGCAGATCGCGAAGGTGCGGCTGGACGAGGCCGAGCACGCCACGCTGGTCGAGCGCTTCAAGGACATGGAGCAGTTCGAGGAGGGCGACATCGTGCTCGTGCAGCGCAAGCTGTTCGGCAAGATCAAGTGGTGGCCCGCCCGGATCGTGGGCGTCCACCTGACCTACCACGAGGGCACCACCAAGGACGGCAGGCCGTGGGAGACCAAGGTCATCGCCTACACCGTCTTCCTCAAGCAGGCCGACGGGGACTTCGGTGGCACGAGCGATAGCTACTACCACACCCAGGTCCAGGCGGTGCCGGAGGAGGCGGTGGCGTGATGGGCCAAGCCGTCAAGCGGGCCACCAAGGCCGCTGCTGACGCGCTGGTCGAGATCGACGCCGAGATCCAAGGCATCGAAGACGAGATCGCTGAGCGGCACGAGCGCCTTCGGGCGCTCCGCCGCCAGCGCGCCGAGTGGGCCAAGCTGGCCGCACCGGCAGACCAGCCAGCGCCCGAGGTGGCGGCACTCAACAGCGCGGGTCCGGCAGCCGTCCAGGCCGTGGCCGACTACCTCTGCGAGCACGGCACCGCGTACCAGTTCGAGATCACCAAGGCGACCGGCCTGAACTCCGGCACGGTCACCCACTCGCTGCGCGTGCTCGCGCACGGGCACACCATCGCGGCCACCGGCCGCAAGCACCGCAACTCCGCCGAGTTCGAGTGGGTCGCCGGACGCAAGACCGCCAAGCTCGCCACAGCGGCGTCTAAGGCCTAGCTCACGACGTGTGCGAGGGGTAGGGCAGGGTAGAGGCTCCGAGGGCCGTAGCGCGGCCCCTGGGGCCTCTCAGACCCATCTGTAGCGATCCCGCCCCCCGGACTTACGCTCCAGGGGAGATGCGCGGACTCTGTATCCGTGTGCTGGGGGTCGCGGTAGCGACGGTAAGGTTCGCCCATGGCTGGCTTCGAGCGGATCGTGATGGACGGAGAGCCGCCGTGCCCGGCTGCCGACCTGGTCTCCGAGGCCGCAGGCGGGAGCGGGTGCGTGTGCGGCATCACCCACGACCTGATGACCAGCCGACACAACCCCTCGACGTTGAAGCGATTCTGCTTCAACACGCTCGGCTATCAGACATGCCCGACGTGGCGCGCCGACCGCGATGCGTACATGGCGAGCAAGCGGATCCGGCCGCTGCTGAACAGCCAGGGCGACCTGACAGCGGGACATCCGGAGGATCAGGAGCGCGAGCGCGGGCTGGCGCTGGCGATAGATGCTCAGGAGCGGGAGGCATGGGAAACGCAACGGGAACTCGGCCCCTGACCACGGGCCTCTACCTGACGGACGACCTGAACCAGTTGATCTACGTGCTCGACCTGCCGAAGGAGAAGGGCGACCAGGCCGTGATCGAGGACGCGCGCACCGGCACGGTGTCCTGCGTCCCGAGGGCGAACATCCAGGGCTGGCGAGTCGTGGAGCCCGAGCATGCCTCGTGACGGCGGGATCGTCGGCTGGCTCCAGGAGACGGTCGAGGCCCGGACCGGCAAGACCGTCATCGACCAGGACCGGCTCCAGCTACTGGAGGCCTCCGATGTCGAACGCCGGGCGATGCAGAAGGAACTCGACCTGCTCGGCTACTACGTGCTCGACCAGCTTGGCGGGCAGCCCCAGGAGGTCAAGCCGCAGGAGCGCCGCCGGATGGCCGCGCAGGCCCGCATGGTCTGGATTCAGGACCCGGTCGCCGGGGCGAACATCGACCTGTCCTGCCAGTTCATCTTCGGACGCGGCGTCCCCAAGCCGAAGGCCTCGGACACGAAGGTCCAGGAGATCATTGACGAGGCGTGGGCCGACCCGGACAACAAGGCCTGCCTGACGACGTTCGCAGCCCAGACGGCGCTCTGCACCGACCTGGTGCTCCAGAGCAACCTGTTCATCCTGTTCTTCGAGGGCGACGACGGCAAGGTCAAGCTCGGCATCCTCAACCACGATCTCGTGGAGGACGCCGTCCGCGACAGCGAGAACCGGCTCCGGGTCCTCTACTACGTCGCTCGGCGGCGCGACTACGAGTGGGACTACCAGAACGACCGCGTCTCGATCAAGGCGGCGGCGAACCTGGAGAACGCCACGAAGTCCCGCGTCCTGTACTACCAGGCGCTCGCCGCGACCGGCGACGACGGCAAGCTCGACACCACCGACAAGCAGGCCCCGTCGGACAAGGTGGGCGACGGCCTCGTCTACCACATCGCGATCAACCGGGGCACCGAGCAGGTGTTCGGGATCCCGGCGATGCGCCGGATCGTGAAGTGGATGGCGGCGCTGAACGACTTCATGGCTGCGCGGGTGGACATGACCCAGGCCGCAGCCGCGTTCATCATGCGCCGGACCGTCAAGGGCTCGCCACAGCAGGTCGCCGCCATCGCCGCGAAGCAACTCTCGCGCACGAGCAGCCTGGCGGCGTCGAGCCTCGACAAGGACGCGAGCGAGGTCACCCCAGGCCCGCGCCCGGCGTCGATCCTCAACGAGTCCCAAGGCGTCACGACCGAGCCGTTCACCGTCTCCACCCAGTCCGCGCAGGCGCAGCAGGACGCGCAGATGATCCGCTCCCAGATCGCGTCAGCGACGTGGCCGCAGCACTACCTGGGCGATCAGTCCAACGCGAACCTCGCGACGGCGCAGGCGCTCGAACTGCCGGTGGTCAAGAAGGTCGAGGCGTTCCAGGAGCTATTCGAGGGGCTGTTCCGAACGTTCACAGACCGGGTCATCCAGAAGGCCGTGGATAGCGGGCGGCTGCCCACCGAGCTAACCGAGGAGGAACGGGCTGCCCTGCGCTCCAAGAAGCCGGAGGAGCAGGTCCCCGGCGGGTCGGGCATGACCCCGGACTCGCCGCCCCAGCAGGAGCCAGCGCTCGCGCAGACCGACCCGCTCCACGGCGAGGCACCTCCGCAGGCCGCGCTGGGCGAGGGCTACGAGGGGCAGACCGAGGACGAGGAGGCGACCGAGCGCGACCTGGGCTACGAGTTCGCGATGCCGTCACCGCTGAAGCGCAGCATGGCCGACCTGATCACCAGCATCGCCAACCTGGCGCGCACGTTCGACCCGAACAACACCAACCTCGAACTCAGCCGTACCCTCCTGGCTGTGGCTCTTGGACAGGGCCTCGAACTGGCGGACCCGGCTGCCGCCGTCGAGCGCATCCTGCCCGAGGGCTACGTCGATCCGATGCTCGCCGGGGCGATGGGCGGAGCCAGCCAGCCCGGCGTCCCAGGCCAGATGCCCGGCCAGCCGCCGCCGCTGATCCCCGAGGGGCCGAACCCGTTCGGTCCGGGTGGACCGCCGCCGGGCGAGGGTCCAGAGGGCGAGGGCAACGCGTACGGCTCCGCCGGATTCAGCCAGAACTTCCAGCAGAACCAGGGCCAGGTCGGCGGCGTCGGCGCAGGGATGTCAGAGGCTGCGGAGGATCCCGAGTACGCCGAGCGCATGGAGGAACTGATGCGCACCTGGGACGAGGAGCTAGGGGAGATCGTGGACGAGATGCTGGCCGTGGCCGCGTCCTCCACGAACGGACATCACGAGTAGCGCGGAACCGGCCTTAGGCTTCGCCTGTGGCCGTCGAAGATCCACAGCAGCCGCCACAGCAGCAGCCGAGCCCGACTGTCCAGCGCCTGATCACGGCTGCCGCCGCCGGGCAGGCCGCGAAGACCGCCGTCGGCGCTGCGGCTGCACCCGCCGTCGCGGTCACGCTGCCCGCCCAAGCGGCGGTGGGCACGGTCAAGGTCCCCGCCGAGTTGTTCGTCCACGGGGTCAAGTGGGCGATCATCCTGCGCATCCTCCGGCGGCTGCTGAAGCGCCAGCACGCCGATAGCGCCGACTGGCTGACCAAGCAGCTACGCAAGGAGTTCCCCAACGCCGACCCGCTCTGGATCAGCCAGGCCGTCCAGAAGGAACTGGCCTACGAGCAGGCGTTCCAGCAGAAGGCGATGAAGCGCACCGAGGCCTCGCTCCAGCAGGCGGGTACGCTCGCGACCCCCGAGGCGCAGGCCAAGCGCGTCAATGAGATCCTCGACCGCGAGAAGCACTACGCCGGGCTGCGCGAGAAGGCGATGCTCAACCGCGCGAAGGCGCACGTCGCCAACCAGGGGGTCAAGGCCGTCTCGCCCGAGGGCGCGAAGTGGGTGCTCGGCAATCGCAAGAACCACACGCTCGGCTGCCTCGCGCTCGCCGGGAAGAACTGGCCGTGGGCCGTGCTCGACACGATCCCGCCGCCGCTGCACGCGCAGTGCGGCTGCGAGCTTGTGCCGCTCAAGCCGGGCGAGACGGTGCTGCCGGTGGGCCAGGCGATGGCGATGGCGAAGGCGGCGATGGCGCTGGAGGAGGCGATCCGCCGCTCCGTCGGCCGGGCCGAGATCGACGTGATGCTGGCCGAGCGCGCCTACGAGGAGCGGCTGGAGGAGGTCAAGTGGCAGGACTGGCTGCACCCGCGCGGTCGCGGCGGGAAGTGGATCGACAAGTTCGGGCCGGGCGGGCACCTCCCTGGGCTGGAGCCGCACGAGAAGGCGGGTGAGGAGAAGAAGCCGAAGGAGCCACCCAAGCCCACCTGGATGCCCGAGCTTTCGCCTGGCAGCACCGTCGTGTCCGGCCCGCCGCCGGAGGGCGAGGCGTTCATCGGCGGCGACGTGCCGGAGCCTGCCAAGCAGGGGCCGATCCCCGACTTCAGCCACGTCGCGCTCAAGCTCCAGCTACCGCCCGCGTTCGGAGCCGATCACGTCAAGGCTAAGGGCGCAGACCAGGACTACATCGTCAAGGAGCACGGTGGCGACCGCACACGTGTGGCGAGCGAACTACTCGCCAACGGCGTCTACCGTGAACTGGGCATCGGCGTGCCGACGATGGGCCACGTCAAGACGCACGCCGTGCCGGACTGGTCCAAACGGGCAGAGGATCTGCCCAGTGAGCCGCCGGTCGATGCCCCAAAGGGCACCCGCATCTCGGTCGGCGTCGTGCTGCGCGACCCGGACGGCCGGGTGACGCTGATCGAGCCGCGCAACCACTACGGCGGCACCATCCACGGCTTCCCGAAGGGCGGGCAGGAGCCGAACCTGACGTTGCAGCAGGGCGCGCACAAGGAGCTATGGGAGGAGAGCGGGCTGACCGGGCACATCACCGACGTGATCGGGGACTTCAAGGGCGACACCGGCGTCACTCGCTACTACCTCGGCGTCCGCACCGGCGGCGAGGCAACCCCGAGCGACGAGACCGTTGCGGTCAAGACGGTCACGCCCGACGAGGCCGCGAAGATGCTCAACAAGCAGCGCGACCAGGACGTGCTCAAGGCCGTGCTGGAGAAGCCGATCCCGGAGGGCACCTTCGAGGATCAGACGCCGCCGGAGGAGCCAGGCTCCGCGCTCGCGTTCGTGGGCACGCCGGGCAAGACCCGCAACATCACCGAGCCGAACGAGGCGCTCAGCAAGGGCTACATGGCCGACGCGCTCGTGGCCAACCGCGACTTCCTCGGCCAGCGCGGCGGCAACGTCCGCTGGCAGGACGACCAGACACCGATCCGGACGAACATGGCGAGCACCTTCGGCTACGGCGGCAGCAGCCAGCACGACTTCGGCAAGACGCCCGAGGAGATCTGGACGATGCGCTACCGGGGCCAGGCCGCAGGCACCATCGCGGCAGGCGAGGACCAGCTTCGCCAGCAGGCAGCCGACATCGCCCGGATCCTGACCAACGCCAAGATCGACCAACTGACCAAGGCCGCAGGGTTCCCCGACCCGAAGGACCGCAAGCGGATCGCGGACGCGCTGAAGGCCAGAGTCGCCTGGATGAAGAAGTTCGCCAACGGCGAGGAGAGCCTGCCGCAGCCCATGTCCGGCGGCGAGGCCCGAGCCGCGTTCGCTGACGCGCAGAACGACTTCGAGATCTACCCCGAGGAGCACCAGGCACTGGACGACTACGCAGGCAAGCTCGGCACCAGCCTCGACGGCCACCTGCGCTCCGGCAAGGACTTCACCGACGACGAGCGCAAGCTCGCCAAGACGCTCGACGGGCTGCTCGACGCCACTTCAGCGCCGGGCGACAGCTACGTCTACATCGGATCGCCGGGCGAGCCGAACAAGGGCATGGTCGGCAAGACGTTCTCGATGGCGAGCTACACCCGAGCGCACACCGACCGGGCGCAGGCGACCGGCGCAGGGCACGTCCGGCTGCTCGTGCCCGGCGGCGCGCGGGCACTGCATCTCGAAGACGCCGAGAAGGGCCAGCCCGACATGCTGCTGCCCCGCGACCAGCGCATGCAGATCACCGGCCTGCGCACCGGCCCCGACGGCAAGCCGACGCTCGAAGGGATCGTCCTGCCCTACCGACCGCCGCGCTCGCTCCCGTCTGCCTACAAGCCGCCGTCCGGGCAGACGAGCTTCAAGGGCTTCGGCAGCACCTACTCCGCCAAGCCACAGAAGCCGTCGTTCGCCAACACCAACGTGGGCGACAAGGTCAGCATCAAGGGCCAGTCGGGCAAGGTCATCAAGGAGCACCCGCCGACCGGCGAGATCACCGTGCGGCTCGACAACGGTGAGGAGCACCGGGTCCCGTACTCCGCGCTCGACGGGCCGCAGCCGAAGGGCGAGTTCTTCGCGAAGGGCGACCGGGTGGACGTGAACGGCAACAAGGCGACCGTGACCGGGGACGCCGGGAAGGGCATGGCCAACGTCAAGCTCGACAACGGCAAGGGCTACACCGTCCCGTTCTCGATCCTCAAGCGGCTGGAGGAGGCCGAGGGCAAGTACGACGAGATCCTGCACCCGCGCGGCCGAGGCGGGAAGTGGGTCCGCAAGCCAGGCGGCGGGCTGGCACGCAAGGTCGAGCGCGAGCATCTCGGCACCGTCGGCGCGCCGTCGCCGCAGGTGCTGGAGTGGCACGACCCGCCGCAGCCGGTCGGGCAGAAGGGCGAGCGCAAGGGCGGTGGGCTGACCGCCATCGGCGTCACGAACACCAAGCTCGGAGACGAGGTCGAGCACGCGCTCCAGCAGGCGATGGGGTTCAAGGACGCGCACCCCGGCCGACGCCAGGGACCGTTCGACCTGGTCATGGGCGACAACGCCTACGAGGTCAAGGCCGTCTCCCGCTCCGCCACCGAGTACAAGGCCAAGCCCAAGAAGCACGAGGTCGAGGGCAAGCTCGCCTACGCGCAGGAGCACGCGCTCAAGCCGCACATCATGATCGTCGTCTACGACCCCGAGGAGAAGCACATCCACGCCTACGTCAAGGAGGGCGTCGGTGCGTACAGGCTCACGAACCCGGACTCCGGCTGGAGCTACATCGGCAAGGTCCCGCTCGACCTGGGCGACACGTGGGATCCGGCGTCCCTCCAGGAGGCGTTCTGGAAGGAGTTCCTGCACCCCCGTGGCCGGGGCGGGAAATGGATCGAGGGCGCTCCGCCGCTGAAGCGGGAGGTGAAGGTGACCGGCGGGTCTGCGTCTGCCGCGCACCCGTCCGCGCCGCCGGTCGCGGAGTCCATTGCCCGGCTCGAAGCGCTGGGGCTTGACGTGAAGCCGCCCCTGGGCAAGCTCTCCAAGCTGTCCAACCAGGAGGTCGCAGACATCGCGGACGTGTTCGAGTCGGCGTTCAAGCAGTACCCGATCCTCCAGCACGGGCCGGGCAGGCACGTCGGCGTCGTGGAGTTCTGCTCCAACGTGAAGGTCAAGAAGCTCAAGAAGGGCGTGCTCGCGGATACCGGCGCTGGGCTGTTCGGCGGCGGCACCTCCGAGAAGGCGCTTACGCCGCGCACGCGCATCCGCATCAACGACCTGACGCCGTACCACATGAAGGCAGCCGGACCGCCGCCGCCCGGTGCGGCCACCGGCGGACAACTCTGCCCGGCGTCCCAGTCGTGGGCGGGCTGCACGTGGCACGAGCTTGGGCACGCGATGATGGAGGCCATCGACATGGCGGGGCACCACGACCCGAAGCGGTACGTGGACTGGATGAGCCGCTACGGCGTCTCGTTCGATGACTGCAAGAACGTGTCCACGTACGCGGTGGCGTCTCGCTCGGAGGGGATCGCGGAACTGTGCGCGATGGAGAACACGCCCGGCTTCGAGCACCTGCTCACGCCCGAGATGCAGGGCAAGGTCGGGGCGATGTTCTCGGATCTCAAGAACTGGGATCCGGGAACGCCGTACGCCTACCAGAAGCCGCTGCCGGGGGCCGTCCCGCCGCCCAAGCCGCTGCCCAAGATCAAGGCGACGGCACCGAAGCCGACGCCCGGTCCCAAGCCGTCGTTCTCGATGCCGTCAGCGGGCAAGCTGAAGGAGATCGAGGCGTCGGTCAAGGCCCAGCCCGGCACCGCCGGTCCGAAGCAACCCGTCAGCCAGATGGGCCTGATGCCCGGCGACGTGTTCGAGGGGCACACGCCCGGCATGCGCTACCTCGTCATCTCCGACCCGAGCGAGAAGTCCGGCATGCGCTACGTCCCGCTGAACCAGGGCAAGGGGGACGCGTACCGGTTCAGCAGCACCAGCAAGCGCCGCAAGGTGAACCTGCACTTCGACCTGAGCGAGGCAGACGTGACACTCGACGTGAGTCCCGAGACGATGGCGAAGGTGGACGAGGTCGCGGCCAAGAACGTCGCGGCCGGGGACTGGGTCGAGCCGGATCCGTTCCTGGACGAGAACGATCCGAAGGAGCCGCTCGATGAGGCCATCTACACCGAGGCGCTGCACCCCCGAGGGCGCGGCGGGAAGTGGATCGGCAAGGGCGGGCGCATCAAGCGTGCGGTCGAGGCACCTGAGGCCGACAAGTCCCCGGTCGGCCGGATCGTCGGCTCGCTCGGCGGCAAGACGGGTGACGCGGGCTACCAGGCGCTCGCGTCAGGCGAGGCGCTCGACACCCAGAAGCTCAACCAGACCGATGGGAAATACACGGCTGCTCGCAAGCTCCTGCATCAGTCGATCATCAACCACTTCTTCGAGAACGCGCAGCCCGCCGAGGGCAAGCCGAAGGCGATCTTCACCGCCGGTGGCGCGGCCTCCGGCAAGTCCGGGCTGGCCGGGCAGGCGCGCGAGGCTGCGAGCAACCTCGACATCCCCAAGGGCGCGGTCTACATCAACCCGGACGACATCAAGGAGATGATCCCCGAGTACGCCGAGTTGAAGCGGCGGGGCCGTGAGGACGTGGCAGCGGCGGCAACGCACGAGGAGTCCAGCGACCTGGCCAAGCTGATGACGGCCATCGCGATGGACGGCCACTACCCCGTCATCGTGGACGGCACCGGCGACTCGAAGGTCGGGAAGTTCGGGGACAAGCTCCGGGCCGCGCAGAAGGCCGGGTACGACGTGGAGGCACGGTACGCCCACGTGCCCGTCTCTGAGGCCTTGACCCGCGAGAAGAAGCGGGCCGAGCGCACGGGCCGCAAGGTGGCCGAGTCGCTGCTGCGCAACCAGCACAAGACGGTGGCGGAGAGCTACACGAAGGACGTGGTCAACGAGCCGGGCGTCCACGTCAAGGTCTACTCGACCGTCGAGCGCGGCCAGCCCAAGCTGATCGCGGAGAAGCCAGCAGGCGGGCAGGTCAAGGTCGTGGACCAGAAGCAGTACGACGAGCATCTCGCAAAGGCGGAGGCATGACCGCGAACCACATCCCACCCGATAGCGCCGAGTACCTGCACGGGCCACTGCCCAAGTACGAGGACGGCACGTTCACCGTCAAGGGCAAGAAGGTGGACGCCAACAAGCTCAAGCCGCTGCACGACCCGGAGGCCAAGGAGGAGAAGGATCAGGAGTGAGCGTCCTGATCGACAGGCGCGCCGTGCTGATCGAGGCACCGGCCCCGACGTTCGTGCTCACCCGCGCGCCCACGGTCGCCCCGGTCGTCCCAGGACGCGCTGACGGCCCGCTGAGCGCCACGGGAGACGGACACCTGGGGGATGGGTCCACCCAGCTTGCTGCCGCCCTCCAGCGCCGCTATCCGGGCCTGAAGATCAAGGCGCTCTACAACGCCGACGGCGACCTGGAGCACGCCTGCGCCTACGATCCGAAGACCGGCCTGGCTCACGACGCGCGCGGCACGTTCCCGAGCACCGCCACGGCGTTCGACGGGTTCGGCGCGACTGGCGAGCGGGGCACCACCCGCGACGAGTCAGCGCCTGCACCAGCCGACGGCGACGACGCATGCGATGCCTACGTCACCCGGCACTGGGCACCGTTCGAGACCGGCGGCGCGCTCGACGGGCTAACGCCGGACGCTGACGCCGACTCGGTCGAACTCGATGCGCTGCTCGGCGGAGACCGCCGCCAGCCCACGTACCGGGCGCTGCCGAGCGCGCGGCTGGAGGAGGCGATCTGGAACGACAAGCTGCACCCCCGCTGGCCCGCTGGCACGCCGCATAAGGGCGGGCAGTTCATGAAGGTCGGGGAGCGCTTCCACAAGGACGGTCACGAGTGGGAGATCACGCAGGTCGCCGGAAACAAGATCATCGCTGCTGAGGCGTCCGGCGTGGTGGACAAGGCCGAGACGCGTGTGTTCGACACCAAGAACGTCGGCCCCACGCCCGAGGATAAGAACGTGCTGGTGGGCGCAACGCCTGCTGCGCCGAGGGCGCTCAAGAGCGGCTTCATTCCCGACTACACCAACGCGCAGAAGGCCCACATCGCGAAGCTCCAGAAGGAAGGCAAGGAGGCCGAGCTACACACGTATCTCCACAAGATCGAGTCGGGACTCAGCTACATCAAGACGGCGAAGCCGGATGAGAACTCCGTCGTCATCGACGCGGACCGTCACCAGGAGACACACGATCCGTCGATCAAGCCGCACCCCCTGTCGAAGCTCACGCCAGCGCAGTGGGAGCGGTTCGGCAAGGTGGACCAGCTTTATTACAACGAGGTGATGGACCGCTTCGGGGCGTGGCAGACCGCGAGTGGGGGCAAGCCACCGCCGATCAGTTCGCAGAGCAGCCAGTGGGCCGGGAGGTTGCAGGAGATCCAGGCGGGCGCGCCTTCCGACGCCGTGAGCATGCTCGCCGCCGAGGTGGGCGACCTGAAGGGCGCAACGCACGGTGACCAGATGTCCGGAGTCAAGGTCTTCGACGGGCTGCTGAAGGATCAGGCTCTCCTCACCAAGGCCCAGGCGAAGTATCAGCGGTTCCGGGAGCACGAGAGTGACGTGAACTCGCTGATCGCGTGGGATCTCTACAACCGGCTGGCTGCGCCGGACATGACCGTGATCCACAAGGCGGCAGGCGCGGAGGTCTTCAAGAAGGCCATCCAGGGCAAGGCATCCGTGCTGTCGGGCCTGTCCACGTCGTGGAAGACCGGGTCGTGGTCAGAGCCGCACTCGTTCGTGTTCGCGATGCCGGTCCGCCAGGTCGCGTTCTTCGAGACGCTGATGGGGCAGGGCTGGGGGTCGGGTAGCGGCGAGAGCGAACTGGCGAACCTGGACCGGCTCAAGGTGGGCGCGGGCGCGGGCTACTACCAAAACCACGAGATGGGGCACGGCGCATCGGGGCAGGCCGCGAAGCTGTGGAAGTGGCTCACCGGCCAACTGAACAAGGACGGGCAGGGCGGCGGGCTGGCGGCGAACCTCAAGAAGCACTTCGCGGACGACGATCCGTTCACGCTCGATCTCGGCACCGTCGATCTCAACTTCCAACTCAAGAAGGCAGCCGGGGCGAAGACGTACTGGATCCCGCCCGACGACGTGATGCAGCACATCGAGGAGGCCGTCACCGCCAATCCGGGGCACGAGGCGTGGGAGGAGCAGAAGTCGATTGCGGACATGCCCGAGGACATGAAGCCGAAGCCGGGCATGATCGTCACGAAGGGCGGGCAGCAGGCCGGGACGCGCTACCTGGTGATCCAGAGCGATGCGGTCGGCAAGAACGAGATCCAGTACATCCCGCTGCTGACCGGCTCCAACGACTACGACGTGAACCCGACCGGCGGGGGCTACAAGAGCACCAAGTGCAAGGTGATCTTGGGCGATGACGGCAAGCCGCTGTTCTTTCCGCTGCCGCCGCCGCCGCAGGAGCGCACGTGGTCGCACGACCTGAGTTCGCTGGCTCCGGCCGGTCCGGCGATCCCGGTCGGCACGATGAACATCGGGGACAAGATCGCGGTCAACGGCGACCACTGGAAGATCACCAAGAAGACCAGCAGTCTGGTCACGATCCAGTCGCTGTCGGACGGCAGCGAGGGCACTGTCGATTCGCTGGGCAAGACTAAGAAGCTCGAACCGACCGGCGTGGGGCACGTCGGTGGCACAGCTAAGTACGAGCCGAAGGCAGGCGCGGACGCGATCTTCGGCAATCAGGTCGTTCATCTGACCGAGGTCGGTGGGCCGGGCGACGAGACGGTCAAGGGCGTCAAGCCGGACGGCTCGACGTTCACCACCGCCAAGTCCGGCATCACGCAACTGGAGCCGCTGCCGAAGCTGACGCCGCAGAAGGGCGACACGTTCCCCTACGACGGCACGAAGATGACCGTCACCAACGTCATGAAGGACGGCACGGTCAAGGCCAAGGGACCGGCCGACTCCAACTGGCCGCACGTGATCGCGTTCGGTCACGAGGGCAGCGGCCCCGCCGCACCCACCGTCACTGACCTGTTTCGCCCTGGCGACTATCAGCCCGGCGCGAAGCAGAAGCTCCACTCCTACACGCCCGGCGCGCTTGTCTCCGGCTCCGGCGCGAAGGTCCACCCCTACCAGGTGCTCGGCACCCAGGGCACCAAGACGTGGCTGAAGAACCTCGACACCGGCGAGGTCAGCGCCGTCTCGAAGAATGTGAGCTACGCATCGCTCGGCCCCAAGATCGAGGTCCCGCCCGGACCCGAGCCGCACGTGGGACCGGTCCCGCACGAGCAGTGGAAGATGGGCGACAAGGTCGCCACCGAGGATCTCCAGATCGGGGACAAGATCAACACTGGCGGCGGCGCAGACTGGATCGTCGCGGGCGAGTCTACGCACCAGGGCGAGGTGGGCTGGCAGCTTGAGGGCGCGACGGATCCGAGCGTGGACGCCTGGATCCCGAAGAATCTGAGCGGCAAGAGCGGCAAGGACGACCTGATCACGTACCTCGGCAAGGGCGAGGCCGTCAAGCCGGTGCCGGTCTCGGTCAAGCCGAGCGAGTTGACCGACGTGGTCGAGCACGGCGGGCTGGCCGCGTTCGCATGGCCCAAGAGCGGCACCAAGCAGCACCCCAAGCTGAGCACGTTCCCCGAGGGCGCGCACGTCTACGACAAGAAGAAGCAACTGTGGAAGGTCCAGCAGCCCGGCGAGCACCCGATTCTCACCGACGGTCAGAACCTCTACAAGGCCGACGGCAACCTGTACGTCAACACCGCCGAGCCGGGCACGTTCAAGCCGCTGGAGGACACGCCGACCGTTAGTGCTCCGCTCGGCTCCCAGCACGTGCCGAACTACGCCGCAGGCCTGAAGCTCGGCCAGCTTGACCTGAAGACCGGCGACGAGTTCACGATGCCCAACGGGACCTACAAGATGATGCCGGGTGGCCAGGCGCTCTCACCCGACGGCAACATCGTCACACCGGGGCCGAACTGGACGCCCGACACGTACATGAAGGCCAAGCCGCCGAGTGGCGCGCCGTCAGCCGTGCTGCCACCGAACATCGGTGACAAGTCACTCGCGGAACTGAACCCCAAGCCGGGTGACCAGTTCACCACTCACGGTCACACGTGGACCATCGACACGGTCACCTCCGCGCAGAACGTGAGCGCGCACGCCAACGATGCGGCGATCACCAAGGCGTTCCACAGCTTCGTTGTGCCGACGCACTACGAGCACGCACCGGAGCCAGAGCCGCAGCCCGCCCCGAGCGTTATCGGCAGGCCACCGGCGGGGTTCGAGCCGATCCTCGACATGCAGGGCAACCCAGCGAAGTTCAAGGCCGATCAGATGCAGGCCAACGACATGGCGCTCAGCAAGGAGGGCCTGGTCTACCTGCACCACGACACTGTGGACGGCGACCAGTGGAAGAAGATCGGCGGCGAGAAGGTGGACATCGCTCCGACCGACGAGGTCGTGCCGCTCGGCATCGAGAAGGGATTCCCGAACCCCGACCAGATCTCAATGACCACCGACTACCAGGACATCCACGACATCCCGACCGGGCAGACGTTCTTCACCTCCGGCGACCCGTGGGTCGTGCTCGGCCACGGTGACGCTGGCACCGAGGCGATGAATCTCAAGACCGGCGTGATCCTGCCCGCACCCGCCGCGCAGTCAGGGAAGTTCGCGCTGGGCGACTACAAGCACGGCGAGCCCGCCGGGCCGGAGCCGATAGGGCCGGACTCCGCACTGAACACGATGCTCGCGGACTACGAGGCCGGGCAGCCAGGCGTCTACGGCTCGTGGTCGGTCAAGAAGACGACTGAGAACGGCACCGCCCTGTACTTCCACGACACGCCGATTGCCTGGAAGGCCTCCAACGGCGAGCACTATGTGACCACCGAGCCGCCCAGCGAGACGCCGCAGGGCATCGCGACACCAGCCGCTATGCAGGTCGTCGGCCATCTCCAGAACGAGCACCCGAGCGCGCACCCCGTTCCGGAGTCGGTGCTCGGTGCCATCCCGCTCGCGCCCGGCCAGCCCGGCGAGCACCCGGTCGCATCGGTCCACACGTCACCCACCGTCGCGCAGCCCGGCATCGCGCTGGCCACGTCGCTGAAGAAGGGCCACCAGTTCAAGATCAAGCTCGACGGCACGGGGGCCGAGTACGAGGCGCTCGAAGACGCCAAGCCGGGCATGAAATCCATTCAGGCCAAGCACCTCAAGAGCGGCAAGGTCTACCCCTGGAAGGTGTACAGCGACGACAAGCAGGTGCTGATCACCAAGGCACCCGAGCCCGCCGCTGTCGCGCCGCCGCCGGACATCCCCGACTTCCACGGCAACGCCCAGGACAAGTCCATCGGTGAGCTAGGGCTGGGCGTCGGTGACTTCTTCAAGGACGGCGGGGTCACACACCAGATCACCGGCGAGAGCGAGAACACGGTCACCACCAAGGACCCGATCAACGGGATCACCTACGGCGGCACCTCGAAGGAGTTCGTGCCGTCCTTCATCCCGGTCAAGGACGAGCCAGCCCCGTCGCCGTCAGCGCCGATCCCGGACAAGCAGTGGGCCACGCTGGGCGAGTTGAACGTCGGGGACAAGTACACGTTCCAGGGCATCGACCCCGGCTACGGCAACGAGGTCATCGCCAAGGACGCCAACAACATCACGATCAAGGACGAGCACACCGGCCAAGAGGAGACGCTGCCGCTCAGCACGCCGTGGACGACCCAGCCGATCCTCACCTACAAGGCACCCGCGCCCGCCGGTGGCAACGCGGCCGGGCAACTGGGCGCGCCGCCGCACATCTCCGAGATGCCGATCCAGCCGTACCTGTGGCCAAAGAGCGGCAGCAAGAAGTTCGATGAGCTTTCGACCCTCCAGCCCGGCGAGCAGTTCACCGACAAGAACGGTGTGAAGGGCACCGTCTACAAGCACAACGTCAAGCAGCTAGGCGACCCGACCGCCACCACGACCGTGCAGATGCCGGACGGCGGCATGATCGACATCCCGCAGCAGTTCGTAAACGAGAAGGGCAAGGTGCTCCCGACGCGGATCAGCAAGCTGAGCACCACCGTGCCGGTGCCCGAGCCCGCCACGCTCACGTCGGTTCACCAGGGCAACGACGCGGTCCAGGCGCTCGTGCAAGGTGACGTAGCCAGCTTCGGGGACTGGCACACCGAGCTAGCCGGACCCGAGGGCCACAAGTTCACGATGGTCCTCTACCACAAGCAGATGCCCGTCGCCTACAGCGACCCGGACGGCCAGGTCCACATCACCCCGTCCAAGTTCATCCCCGAGATAGACGACGTGATCCAGACGCTCAAGGCGGCGGAGCCGAACTACGTCAGCCCGGACGCCAACACGTTCTTCGAGAAGAATCTCGCGGATCTCTCAGGGCCGAAGTCGGTGACGTGGAAGACCGCGCGCGTGGGCGACATCGTCAAGACCATCGGCGGCGACGTGCCGTTCAAGATCACGGGCCAGTCGGCCACCAACTGGGAGATCACCTCCCAGACCGACGGCTCGATGACGCACATCCCGAAGGACTCGACGCTGGCCATCGAACTGGTCGGCCACGAGTCCGTCGCCGGGCTGCCGCAGGCGGTGGCACCCGGTCACCAGGAGGCCATGGAGATCGCAGACAAGTGGATGAAGGGCCAGGGCATGACGCCCGACCAGGTCACCGAGGTCCACAACAACGTCGCGGCGTTCATCGCGGAGCACCCCGAGCAGCAGATCGGCCAGGCGTACGCCACCTCGATCCTCGACAAGACCATGACCGGTCCGACCGTCTCCAGCCCCTACGGCTACAACGGCCTGGTAGACAACATCAACAAGGCGCAGGACGCGGCGAAGGTGGGCGAGCCGCAGGTCACGCCGTACATGGGTGACCCGGCCCCGCTGAACCCGAAGATGGTCGCGAACACGGCCGGTCTGCAACTCAACCAGCTACCGGTCGGCACCGTGTTCTCCACCCCGTCGATGGGTGACGAGAGCACCGGCGTCTACTTCACCCACAAGATCACCGCCAACGAGGACGGCAAGGTCATTGGTGACGACGGCGGACCGCTCGTAGCTGACGCCATCCCGTCGCACGTCTGGGTCCCGCCGGACGCCGGACAGAAGGACGGCAACGGTGAGAAGCTCGCGCCGGGCGATGCGGTCGCGTGGAACGGCGCGGAGGGCTACACGTACTCCGGGCAGCATCCCGACGACGGCACCGTCGCGATCATCAAGGACGCCCAGGGCGACGACCTGTACGTCTCCCCCGAGGAACTCTCGACGCTCGGACCGCAGCCCCCTGCCGCGCCGCCGACAGCCGAGGTCGAGGACATCCCCTACGCCGACGACGCCAGCCCGCACGGCCAGGCGATCAACGCCGCCGACGACTGGCTGCTCAAGGTCGTGCCCACCGCGAAGACGGCCAACTGGATCCACGTGCGCGCCGCCGAGCAGAAGGCGACATGGCCCGGCTGGACGTGGGGCGAGGCGTACGCGTCCGCGACCGGCGAGGCGCTGCCCGATCTCAGCACCGAGCAGAAGCAGGATCTCGCGAACTTCATCGACAAGAACCTGATCCCGGAGCCGAAGACGCCACAGGGGACCATGGTCAAGGCCAAGGATCTGCACCAGGGCGACAAGATCATCCCGCCCGAGAACTACGGCGAGACGTTCGTCGTCAACGGCCCATCCGACGACGGCCAGCACTGGTCGATCACCAACGAGGACGGCTGGATGTCCTCCACGATCCCGATGAACGACACGTACGTCGAGCACGTCGGCTACGCGTCAGCGCCGCCGGAGACCAAGGCCGCGCCCGAGATGCTCCCGCACGCCGCCGGACCGGCGACCACGATCCCGAACTACACCTCCGCCACCAACGGCGGGCTGGACCTGACGATCACCGGCGGAGCCGGAGGCACCACCGGCGCGCAGAACGCGACCGGCCCGAACGGCTCGAAGTGGCTGATCAAGGGCTACGGCGGCAACCAGGACCGGGTCGCGACCGAGGTGCTCGCCAACGCCGTCTACCGCACCATGGGCCTGAACGCAGCCGAGGCCGGGATCATCAACACGCCGGACGGCCAGACAAAGCTCGCCTACGAGAAGGTCGGCGGCGACATCAAGCACTGGTCCGGCACCGACGAGGCCAAGATGAAGGCGCTCGGCCAGGGCATCATGACCGACGCGCTCGTGGGCAACTGGGACTTCGCCGGGCTGGAGGACGACAACGTGCTCTGGAACGGCGACGACCCGACCCGCATCGACCAGGGCGGCACGTTCATGTACCGCGCGCAGGGCAAGCCGAAGCCGTTCGGACCCGAGCCGGTCGAGGTCAAGTCGCTGCTCTCCGGCCAGGGCCAGGGCGTCAACGGCGTGAGCGTCTCGGCGCAGGAGATGCGCCAGCAGGCAGCCCAGATCGCCCAGACGATGACGCCGGAGAAGATCGACCAGCTTGTGGACGCCGCGCCGTTCAAGGACCAGCAGATGAAGGAGCAGATCCGCAACAACCTCAAGGCGCGCGTGGACTGGATGTACGAGTTCGCGGACGGCGCGCACGCCGACATGCTCCAGGGCGTCAAGCTCGCGCCGGACCCCAGCCCGCCGCCAACACCCAAGCCGGAGGTCAAGGAGCTACTCGACGCGACCGACTGGACCGACGAGCACAAGGACGCCTACCACGCCGCGCAGGGCTGGCTCGCGGACCAGGGCCTGCCGTGGAACACGTCCGTGGCGATCCACAAAGACGCCATGGGCTACCACGACGACCCGGCGGGCGGTGCCTACGGCGACTGGCCGATGGCGTACACGTGGGCGGCGGGCGACAACGCTGCGGTGCAACTCGACAACCAGCACGCGCAGATCGCCGGACCCATCGAGCAGGCGCTCGGCATCACGAAGGCGCAGCCGGAGCCGTACACCGGCGTCCACTCCATCGAGTGGCAGAAGGCTGCCAACGCCGCCGACCTGTACCTCAAGGACCACGGCGTCTCGGCCAGCACCATCGGGGACATCCACAGCAGCGCCGCGAGCTACCACGACAGCGGCGAGTCGTGGACGAATGCGTACGAGCTAGCCGCGAACGACCACATCCCGCCCGGCGACACGGGCACGCCCATCGTCCAGGGCATCCGCGACCCGGTCGATCAGTCGCTCGGCATCACGAAGGTGCCCGCCGATACCCCGAGCTACGCCGCCAAGTACGAGGTCGGCCACACCGTGAGCTACGCCACGAACGAGGGCACCAAGACCGGCACGATCACCAAGGACGTGAGCATGTCCGCCACCCAGCACGCCTACGAGATGGACAACGGCGACAAGGTGGACGAGTACAGCATCGGCGGCAAGGTCGCCGCGCCGAGCACGCCGCCGGTCGCGCCGAGCAGCCCACCGGCGGTCGAGGACATGCCGATCACCCCGTACCTCTGGCCGAAGGGCGGCAAGACGAAGTTCGCCAGCCTCGGCTCCATCGGACCCGGCGGTCAGTTCACCGACAAGTCCGGCACCAAGTACATCGTCGTCTCAAACACCGGCGGGGTCACGGTCGCGCAGCCGATCATCAACGGCCAGCCCGGCGCAGCGATCACGATCCCGCAGTCGATGACGAAGAAGGGCAAGGTCCAACCCGCCTACGTCAACCAGGTCTCCTGACGCACGACTAGCGCTAGGGTTTACGGCATGGCAGACGAACAGCCTTACCAGATCCCGCCCGGCTTCGAGCCGGATGCCTCGCAGGTCCCCATCTGGGCGGCGGACATCGACCGGTTCCGGGTCTGCTACGCGGTGACCATGCTGGTCGCGCAGCGCTTCGATCAGGTGTTCTGCAAGCAGCTTTACGACAACCCGAACTTCGTCACCAACGACGTGCCGCTCGCGGACCCCAAGCGCGAGGCGCATCCCGCCACCGAGTAGCTCACAACCTGTGCTATCCTGCGTCGGGAAGAACCAATCCCGACCCAACAGGAGGATGAAGATGTCCGCAATCGCGGATCAGGCAGCGCAAGTTGCCTCCATGGCCAGGGCGCTCTCCGCTGCGGCCGAAGCTCTTGCCCGCTCCGTGGCCGTGGATGGCTGGGAGCCGGAGGAGCTTGACGAAGGTCTCGGCCTCGGCATCAACGACGCCGACGGCAACGAGCTACACGTGGGCGACCGCGTCCAGGTGCTCGGCTCGGACCGCTACGGCGACCCGTACGCCATCGTGAAGGGTCCCGGCCCCGACCTGGACGACTTCAAGGCTCGCGTCCACGTCGCGCTCGAAGACGGGCAGGACGACACCTACACCCCGTCCGTCGGCCGGATCCACAAGGTGATGGCCGAAGCCGCCGAGTAGCACAAGACTTCCTCGGTCAGACACCGGCCCCGTGGCTCACAGCGAGCGCGGGGCCGGTTGTCGTTCTAGCGCTCATCATGTGCTACCATGAGGGAACCAAGCACCCGACCGAGGAGCATGAACCTTATGTCAGAGCAAACCATCGAGTGGTTGAACTACCACACGTTGCAGAGCAAGAAGGCCTGGCACACCAGCGCGAAGCTACAGGCGCTGATGGACAAGCCGACGGTCTACAACGGCCCGATCCCCCTCCAGGACGTAACCGAACGGCTGTTCGGCTGGGAACCCCTCCGGGGCGACGTTACGTCCACCGCAACCATCCTGACGCCGGACGGCGTCGAGACGGTGACGCTGACGGACGAGAACCGCGTCACCATGATGCGCCCGCCGGGCGCGCTGTACCCGGACGACCCCGGAGCCATCCTGGGCGTCTTCAAGTCGGGCTACAAGGCCCACCCCTACGACGAGTGGCTGCTCAAGAACGTCGCCCACATCCTGGACGACGACCTGGGCATCTTCTCCGCCGGGCTGCTCCGCGATGCGGCGCAGGCCTGGGTGCAGGTCTCGGTCCCGGACTGGATCACCACGCCGGAGGGCGTCACGTTCAAGCCGAACCTGCTCTGCGTCACGAGCCTCGACGGCTCCCTGTCCACCACGTACAAGCGCACGATCAGTGACGCCGTCTGCGACAACACGGTCCGCGCCGCGCTCGGAGAGGCGGGCAAGGCCTACCGCGTCAAGCACAGCCGCTACAGCGATCTCAAGCTGATGGAGGCCCGCGAGACGCTCGATCTCGTCTTCACGATGGCTGAGGACTTCAAGACCGAGGTGGCCGACCTGAACGCGATCACCGTCACCGACGAGCAGTGGAACGACTTCCTCCAGTCGCTCGTGCCGCTCAAGAAGGACGACAAGGATCTGAAGGGCAGCGCCCTGACGAAGGCCAAGAACAAGCAGGCCCAACTCGACGGCCTCTGGTACCACGACGACCGCGTCACCCCGTGGAAGAACACGGCGTGGGGCGTCCGCGCGGCGGTCAACACGTGGCAGACACACTTCGCCACGGTGCGCGGCAAGAGCCGCGACGAGCGGAACATGGAAATGGCCATCGAGGGCGACTTCGAGAAGCTCGACCAGAAGACCATGGACCGGCTCCAGATGGTCCTGGCCGCGTAGCCGTCAGCAGCGTAAGGAGGAGGCCAGAGCGCCCCGGTCAGCATGGCCGGGGCGCTTTGCGTTAGCGCACATCGTGAGCCAGGTGTGCTACAATACAGGCGTAAGGCAGTCCCGACCGAGAAGGAGTCCCAAATGCAAGCCTCCCCCGCCAAGCTCCCCGACGACACGTGGGGCGTCCGCGTCTACGATCCCGCCCACGCCGACAAGTGGACCGGCCAGCCGGTCACCGTTAGCGCCAAGGGCGGCAAGACCTGGACGAGCGTCCTGACCGACCTGGTCACCTTCGACGGCAAGTCCGTCGCGCTGTACCGCAAGGCCGCGAAGAACGGCAACGGCGCGTCCGCGCCGACCACCCTGCCCGGCCTGAGCGACGAGTCGCCCGCGCCCATCGCAGGCGCAGCACCCGAGGCCATGGTCGCCAAGCACGCGCCGGTCGCCTCGGCCCCGTCCACCGGCTTGACCGACGAGCAGCTTTCCGCGCTGATCGTCCGCGCTGCGAAGATCGTGGACGACGCTGGCCTCTCGCTCACCGCGAACGCGTCCGACGCCACGCGCGCGGTCATCCTGTCCACCCTGATCGCCCAGGAGGTGTGACGTGTGGCTGATGACCCCGAAGGGGTTCTTCTCCGCCGTGGAGAAGCCTGAGGATCGCAAGGGGGGCACGGTCACCATCCGTGCCCGCAACAAGCGCGACATCGACGCGCTGGTCAAGACCTACCTGCCCGACGCCAAGCCGTGGCGGCTGCGGCGCTCCGACTACGAGTGGCGCGTCCGCGTCTCGCGTGAGGATTGGGCGCAGGCCGTCGCCCGGATGGCGATGGAGATCGACTACTCGAACTTCAAGGATCGGGTCGCGCAGACGCAGGGCAAGCGGCGCGCCAACATCTACGGCCGCGTGTGGGGCGTCCTGCTCGACCTGGAGTCCAAGCGGCGCTGGGCGAAGACGGTTACCACCCAGACCGCCGACGATGGTGACGGCTTCGAGCAGCCGCCGCTGAGCACCTGGCTTGACGGAGCCGCCTGACGCAAGTTGTGATGTAGAGGCCGGGCATCCGGCCGTTAGAGTTCGCGTCGTGAACGTAGACACTCTGATGGCGGCGATGCCCGGCCTCAGTCGTGCGCTCGCTTCCCAATACCTCCAGCCGATGGAGGCCGCGATGCGCGAGTTCGGAGTCACGAACCAGCCGCGAGCGCGCATGTACCTGGCGCAGGTCGGCCACGAGAGCGTGAGCCTGCGCTACTTCGAGGAGATCGCCTCCGGCGCTGCCTACGAGGGCAGACGCGACCTGGGCAACACGCAGCCCGGCGACGGCGTCCGCTTCAAGGGCCGAGGCCCGATCCAGATCACCGGCAGGCACAACTACACGCTCGCCGGGAACGCGCTCAAGCTGCCGCTGGTCTCCAACCCGCCGATGGCAGCCGACCCCAAGCACGCGTTCCGGGTCTCGACCTGGTGGTGGTGGCAGGCCGGGCTGAACCCGATCTCGGACCGCAACGACGTGCTCGGCGCGACCCGCCGGATCAACGGCGGCACCAACGGCCTGGCCGACCGGCAGAACCGCTGGAACGCCATCGGCCGTCTCGGCGCAGCGATCCTGCCCGGCGCAGGCGCACCCCCGCCCGCGCCAGCCCGCCCCGCTGTCGCCATCGACGTGGCCAGCATGGCCGACGGCCGGTTCGAGGTGTTCCGCACCGTGGGCGACAAGGTCACGCACCGCTGGAACGCGAAGACGGGCGGCTGGTCCCCGAACTGGCAGGCTCTCTGATGGCCCAGAACGGCCGTCTCCCGGACTCCGACCTGGCACCGATACTCCAGGGTCGCCTGGTCCGCGCGAACTCCTGCGCGGCCTCCTGGAACGCCATGAACGCCGAAGCTCGGCGGCTCGGCGTGGAGCTACGGCCGACCGGCTCGAAGTCGAGCTACCGCACGTTCGCCCAGCAACAGGAACTGTGGAATCTTTACCGCTCCGGCAAGGGCAACCTCGCGGCCACGCCCGGCACGTCCAACCACGGCTGGGGCCTGGCCGTCGATCTGGCGACCACGCAGATGCGCGCCATGGTGGACCGGATCGGCAAGCGCTACGGCTGGGCGAAGGAATGGTCCGACGCCCCGAGCGAGTGGTGGCACATCCGCTACCGCTCCGGCATCTGGTCCGGCCCCGACCCAGGCCCGACGGGATCCGGTGCAGCGCCGCCTGCCCAGCCCGCCGCACCACCACGACCGCAGGTCGCGCTCGACGTAGGCGTCATGCCGGACGGCCGCTTCGAGGTCTTCCGGATCGTAGGCGACAACATCACCAACCGCTGGAACGCCAAGACCGGCGGCTGGGCACCCAACTGGCAGAGGCTCTGAGAGGAGGCCCATGTCCATCATCGACGTAGGCACCATGAAGGACGGCCGCTTCGAGGTCTTCCGCGTCCGCAACGGCGAGATCGTCCACCGCTGGAACGCGCAGGGCGGCGGCTGGTCCCCGAAGTGGGAGTCGCTCGGCAAGCCCGGCAAGGGCGCTGTCGCCGTCCAGGTCCGCACCATGCCCGACGGCCGCTTCGAGATCTTCGCCGTGGACTCCGACGGCGAGGTGTTCAACTGCTGGTGGAAGAAGGAAGGCGGCTGGTCTGGCTCCAAGCCAGGGCAGCGTGCGGGCTGGCAGAGCCTGGGGAAGTGATGAAAGACCGGCTTGGCCATGGCTCGGATGCGGTCCCGGTCGAGCCGCGATTCTTCGCCAAGGTGGACGTAGGCAACTCGCCCGCAGGCTGCTGGATGTGGACGGGCGGCGCGTCGGACGGCTACGGCACCTTCAGGATCGGCAGTCGCATGCTCAAGGCGCACGTGGTGGCCTACGAGCTATGTGTGGGGCCGATCCCGGCGGGAACCCAGCTTGACCATCTGTGCCGCGAGACGCTCTGCGTCAATCCGCTGCACCTAGAGCCAGTCACTCGCGGCGAGAACCTACGGCGTGGACGGCGAGCCTGCGGCCATGGCCACGAGACCCACTGCCCGCAGGGTCACCGCTACAACGAGGCCAACACGTACATCCATCGCGACGGCAGCCGAGCCTGTCGCAGATGCAGGGCCGACGGAGCGCGGCGAGCCTACCGGCGGCGAAAGGAGCGCGTATGAAAGAGATCGCGAACCGAGTGTGGCGCGAACCTGCGGTCGCCATCGGCCTGATCACCACCATCGCGCTCGCGGTCCTCGCGGTCGTGACCGGCACGAACTGGGACGCCAGCGTGATCGTCGGGATCGTCGCGCCGGTCGTCTCAGCGCTGGGGATCCGGACGCAGGTCACGCCCGTCACCGGCCAGCACGAGACCCCCGCGCCCGGCCCGCCGGGCAGCGAACTCGGCGGGTAGCTCCTCGACCGGCGTCACCATCGGCCTGCCAGGCCGAGCCCGGTAGCAGCGCTCCAGGCAGTCCTCCTCCGAGAGGACCGGCATCCGCTGCCAGCGCCGATGCTCGACCCACGCACCCCAGCCAGCGCGCACGAGCCAGTAGCCCGCGCACGCCACCAGGATCACGGCGGCGGCAGTGCCCGTCACCCATCCGAGGCTACACGCCGCCCCCGAGCGATCTGGACCGCCTCGCTGACCGACACGGCCTTCGGGAGAGCCTCGCGCAGAGCCTCCACGTCGCGCTCCCGGTACAGCACTCCGATCCGCCGGGGATAGCCGAACTTCTCCGACCACGTGGCCAGCGTGAGCGGCCTGATCCCAAGCCGGGAAGCGGCAGTGACGGGACGGAGGAGCACTTCCTCGCCCCATTCAACGCCAAGGCGCTCCAGAAGTTGGCGAAAGCTGGTGAAAAGTGTCCTCAGGCGGAGGGTCGAACTCTCTTGGCCTACTCACGCCGGAATCCGCTCGCCTCGCGCGCGGCGTCGGGGCGCTTTCCTGCTGTGCTCATTCTCCCCTGACGGGTCGCTGTCCCGCCCCGCTACGGGCTAGGAGGCCTGCCTGCATACCAGGGAACCCGAGGTCCGCGCAGCATAGCACACGACGTGAGCGAGCCGTCCCGGAAACCCGCAAATAGCGGGAAGTTCTGGTAGCACACGTCAGGCGCTCGGAGTAGGCTCTGCGCCGTGCCCGAACCCTGCGCATCCTGCGGCGTAGCTGACGCGCTCGAACGCCACGCACCCGACTGCTCCTACGCGCTGTCCATCGGCGCGCCCCGACTCGCTGAAGGCGAGGACCCAATCCCCGACCTGGACAACCCCAACGACGAGTCCGGGTACGACGGCCCCATAGCCGAGGAAGGCGAGGTCTCACCCAACCACCCCGCGCACCCACAGTGGCACGAGCACCCCGACGCGATGGTCCGCTCCGTCGCCGTCCGGCGCGTCATGGAGGAGCAGGGCATGCGACTCCCCGACGGCTCGCTGAACCCCGACTACCACGGCCCCACCGGCCCGCACGGCGTCCCCAGCCAAGCCACCCACGCATTCGTGGACCAGCCCGGCCGGATCGAGCGCGCCCCGTTCGCGCCCGCCCCACTGTGGATGGCCTGGGGCAAGACCAACGAGGGCAACTTCGATGTCGTCGTGTTCGAGGGCGAACTCGAAGCGCTCCGCTACGCCGTCAAGGAACGCTGGCAAGCCATGCAGATCGAGCTAGGCCGATCCCTGCGCGAGCAGGCCGGTGAATGACCTACGTGAGCGACAACGACCCAATGCCCAAGCACCACCACCGCTGGCAGATGACCGCCCACCTGGACTTCTGCCACTACTACGTGAGCACGTTCGCCTGCACGGGCTGCCGAGCGACAGCGAGCAAAACCGTCGAGCGCGACCCGAACAGCTTCAGCCACTTCATGTTCGAGGAGAACTACGTCGAGATCCGCCGCGACGAGCGCGGCCGGTTCGTCACCCCACACTGGGAAGTCGTCACCTGCGAACGCTGCGAAGCGATCAAGGCAGGCGCACCACGCATGCACGACCTGGTCATCGTCGGCAAGGACGGCGAGATCGAAGTCGAGAAGCACGAGGAGATCGCCAGTGCCGGAGAAGCGGGCTGATGGCTAAACAGCGCGTCCAGTTCGGCCACAAGGAAAGGCACCAGCAGCAGATCGACAACGGCCTGTACCTCCGACTCAGGGAACAGGCACTGACCGAAGGCCGGTCGATGACATCAATCGTGGAGCAGGCGCTCGCTGAATATCTCGCTATCCCGCTCGCCAACCCAGACCTGCCCGAACAGCCCGTGGAGCTTTGTCCGTCTTGTGAGAAGGGGGTTTTGTGGCGACGGCGCTGCTCGGTCTGCGGCTGGCGGCGAGTCGATCCCCGAGCCAAGCTCAGCTACAGCCGCGCCGTCCGAGACGCGTTCTGGGCCTCGACCGTCGAAGGACCCGTCCCCGAGCACCGACCCGAGCTAGGGCCATGTCTGCTCTGGCAGGGCCACGTCAACAAACAGACCGGCTACGGCATGGTCGGGCTTCAGGACCGCACCTGCCTCGCGCATCGAGTCGCCTGGGAGGACGAATACGGCGACATCCCGACTGGCCTGGAGCTTGACCACCTCTGCCGAGTCCGCCACTGCGTCCGCCCGAGCCACCTCGAACCCGTGACTCACGCAGAGAACCAGCGCCGAGCAGCCCGCACCCGACTCACGGCGACCGATGTCGAGACGATCCGGGCGTCCTCAGCCAGCAGCAGCGCGCTCGCTCGCACCTACGGCGTCACCCAGGGACACGTCTCCAGAATCCGCCAAGGCCTGGTATGGCGAGGTTGATCTGCGCGCGCGCGGGAGAACGCACGTAGAGCCCTTCTAACGCCCCGAAACGATGAGATGGCGTAAACCCCCACGCACCCCGCCGCAGCGGCTCCTGGAGGCCCCCGTGAACCCCTACGCCGACGTATACCGACTAGCTGCCCGCCGGATCCGCACAGACGGCTGGTGCCACCACGGCGGCATCACCCCAGACGGCAAGGTCTGCCTCCTCATCGCGATCTTCATGGCTAGCCGCGAACGGATGGAGGAGGACGAGATTCGGCTGCCCGCCGAAGCCGCAGCCCGCTACGTCTCACACGGCAGCGCAGGCACCACCGCCCTGATCCACTGGAACGAGGACGAGGCACGCACCCAAGCCGACATCCTCGAACTCCTGGACGAGCTAGCCGAGGCCAAGCTCGGATGATCGCCGCCGGAGTCATGGTTGCCGTCGTGATCGCCGTCGCCTGGGCTGTCCTGATCCACGCCCGGCGCACACGCCTGCCCCGCATCACCGAATGGCAGGCACGGCAGAACGCAGCGCCGCTCACGTCTGCCATCCTGAGCCGACACATCACCGACCGAGACCGAGGAGACACATGAGCGGGTTCACGATCAACGACGTGACGCTGTCCGGGAACCTCACGCGCGACCCAGAGGTCCGTACCATCCCCGCCAGCGGCACCACCGTCTGCAAGCTGCGCCTAGCCAGCAACGAGCGCTACAAGAACAACGACACCGGCGAGTGGGCCGACCGCCCCGGCTACTACGACGTGACCGTCTGGAAGGGCCTGGGCGAATGGCTCGGCTCGAACCTCAAGAAGGGCGACGGCATCGTCGTCCACGGACGGCTCCGCTGGCGCGAATGGGAAGCCGACGACGGCTCAAAACGCCAGGGGATCGACATCGTCGCGAACGACATCGTGCCGATCACCCGTGACGGGAGAGGCGGAGGAGGTGGACGCGGCGGGTACGAAGACTCCGACGCGGACATCCCCATCGACACCGCCGACCTGCCGCCCGTCGGAGCGCAGGACGCAGCAATAGCGGGGGACAGCGACGACATCCCGTTTTAGGCCACATCGTGTGCTAGGCTGCCGCGATGCCGTACGCCGATCCTGCCAACAAGGCAGCGTGGGCGAAGCGCTACCACGCTGAACACAAGGATGCGGTCAACGGCTACAAGCGCGCCTGGCAGACGAGGAATCCCGAGAAGCGAGCGGCGCACGTGGCGCTCGGCAACGCGATACGAGACGGCAAGCTCAGGAAGGGACCATGTGAGGTGGGAGGGGACTGCGAGGGGAAGGTCCAGGCCCACCACGACGACTACTCGAAGCCGCTGGAGGTCCGGTGGCTGTGCAAGCGTCACCACGAGGCAGCCGACCAGGCGAGGAGGGCAGCGCACTGATGCCCGGCCGTCGGCAGCGACCGCGTACAACGCGGCGTCAGCATCACCGCTCCGAGCCTGGCAGCTTCAACCCGGACACGGTGATCTCGTGGCCGGGCAACTACCGCAAGGTCCGCAAGGGCATCACGCGCAGCACCCGCGAGCGCAGCGCACCGGGCCTGCCGCTGACCGCAGCCCAAGCCGAGGTGCTGCTGCTGCTCACCGACGAGTTACAGCGCCCCGTTGACCTGGCCCGCACGCTTGACCGCAGCGCCGCCGGAGTGACCGCATCGCTGTACGGCCTGGCGGACCGCAAGCTCGCGGAGAAGGTCCCGTACAAGGGCTGGAAGCGAACCTCAACCAAGGAGACCTGATGCCACAGAAGCGGCAGGCCCCGCGCCCGGACGGCAAGCGGGACTACACCCGTCTCGACCCATACCCCGCAGCGCCCGAGGACCCGCGCCAGCGCCAGGAGTTCTTCCGGCGGCGCAACGCGCACATCGCCGGGCAGCCCGAGGAGGAGTACCTCAAGGCGCTGGAGGAGCAGGAGATCCGCATCGCGCAGCGCCCGCCTGACCCGCGACCGAAGGGACGGCAGGACCGGTGAGCAGGCTCGCACGCATGACCGGCAAGGCCGAGGGTGAGCCGACTGACCGGCTGGGCCGGATCGCCGCAGCCATGCTCCAGGCCGCTGAGGACCACCCAGAGAGCCGCGAGGGTGACCGCGCGATCCTCATGCTGGACGACGGCGAGAAGACCGGCATGGTCGCTCACGGCGGCTACAACGAGGACGAGGGCCGCGAAGCGTTCGTGAACCTGCTCGGCCACGTCCAGGTGCTCGCTGAGGCCAACGGCATGAGCCTCGACTTCATCCCCAACGCCGGACCGCACGGGCAAGGATGAGCGACAGCACGAACTACCACGCGCAGATGCTGAAGCTCGGACGCCAGTACCTGGCCGAGAAGTGGCTGGAGAAGGCCAGCGACAAGACGCTGCTCAAGGAACTGTCCGACTGCCGGAACAGCCCGACGCTGATGGGCGACGGCGCAGCGATCCTGATCGCCCGCGAGATCGACCGGCGCGGGGTGAAGGTCTGATGCCGTACGCCGAGAAGACCAAGGTGCCGGTCAGCCGCAGCCGCGACGAACTGGAGCGCACCCTGTCCCGCTACGGCGCTGACGCGTTCGGGTACGGCTGGGATCAGGGCAAGGCCGTCGTGAGCTTCCGAGTCGCCGGGCGCTACGTCCGGATCGCGATGGACGTGCCGATGAACGCGCAGGAGGAGCGGCAGCGCTGGCGGGCGCTGGTGCTCGTGGTCAAGGCCAAGCTCGAAGCCGTCGAGTCCGGCATCTCGACCGTGGAGCAGGAGTTCATGGCCTACGTCGTGCTGCCGGACAACCAGACGGTGGGCGACTGGCTCGGCCCGCAGATCGAGACGGCGTACACCGACGGCCTGATGCCCGGCTCGCTGCTTGCGCTGCCACCGGGAGGTGACGACGGTGCTTCGTGAGTGTGAGGCGTGCGGCGCGTTCATGTTGTTCGCCGTCACGCCGCAGGGACGCAGGCAGGTCGTGGACTACCGCCCGAGCGCCGAGGGCAACATTCTCGTGCTCCAACCGTCCGGCTGGGGCGACCTGCTCAGCATCGTCCTGTCCGGCGACGGGCTGGAGCGCGCGCGTCAGCGCCAGATGGATCTGCGCCTGGACCACCATGCGACCTGTCCCGACGCCGACCGTTTCCGCAGCCGAGTCTGAGCGCCTGCCGATCTGCCTCGCCTGCTTCCGGCAGGGCGTGAGCATGGACGACGAGCCACCCGCGACCTACGTGAGCGGCTGGGCGTGCGAGGACTGCGC